GCTTTTAACTAGGTGTGCGGTGTGATGATATGGTGGTGAAGGTGGGAACACAATAATGCTTCCAGCCTTTGGCTTAATTGCAAACGAGTAATTTCCATTATGCTCTGCTTCTGCAAAATCTGCCTCTGGGCTTTGATTTTGTAAAACTCCATCTGGAGAAGCAATGGTGAAAGATAGTTCTCCGCCCTCATAATCATCGTTAAGATACATTACGAAAGAAACCTTTAGTCTCTCATCTCCCTCTTGCTGATCAAAGTGAGCACCCATGTATGTTCCTGCCTGATACTTCTTGATTGGATACTGAGGGAACAGTTTTGGCTCATCTGTAATTCCTTGAGCATTTGCATAATCTCTTGCTACATCATCAAACGCTTTTTGCAAAGTAGTGTAGATATATTTATCCTTCTCATTGGCATCTGCAGTTAAAGCAATAGTCTTATCTGTTCCATAGACATAGTGTTGTCCGCTGCAAGCCATCCACTCGCCCCATTCATCCTTGTTGTCGTTCTCAATTGCATCAACAAGTTTCTTAGGGTCTTCTATTACGTTTGTGTAATAATAAACCTTTTCTTCAAGTATTTCTCTGTCCATTTTATATCTCCTTAGTATTTATTTTTCTCATAAAAACCTGTTACTTTCATAAATCCTACAGTAACATATCTTATGGGTCCTTCTCCTACAAACCTTACTCCATGCTCATATTCTTCGTTTCCTGGGAAAATAAGCAATGTTCCTGGCTTTGGCCTTAAGTCTGAATTTTCTTTATTCTTAAAAAACAAAGTTCCATCCTTATAGTCATCATTGATATACAGTATAGCAGCATATCTAATGGATGGGTCTGTGTGTTGGTCTGTATGAGCCTTTAACTCAACCCCAGCCTGCATTCTTTGAAGTGTTCCAAATCCAGCAAGTTCTAAGGACGGATCCGCTAGTTCTAAAAGTCTGCCGAGTCTGCCCTGTAGCGTTGCACTTATTGGTTTAGTTGTAATATTTAAATTCTTATCTTCCCAGCCCTGAGTAATTTCAAACTTTCCTTCTTTAACAAGGTTTTCTACATCGTCTCTGCCAAACTTTTCCATACAGAATCTGGCAAGGTTTTTTGTATACTCTATAGCCCAATCTTCATCTGGAGTGGTTTCAATTATTTCTAAAATTGTGCTCAGTTCTTCTGGTTGCAAAAAATCTTTTACAAACAAAACTTGGTCATGAAAAACCTCAGTATTGTAGCCAGCCTCGTCAAACTCTTTTTTTAAAAATACTTCCATTTACAAATCCTCAACCTTATATTTATTTCCATCAGCGTCAAGTTTCCAACCTTGCTTTAGCAACTCTTGCCATTCTGCTCTTTCTATTTCTTGCTTGGCTCTAGTCTCTTTCATCTCTGCAGCCCAGGCATCTCTTAGTTCTTGTGGATAGTCTGACTCTTCTCTGTCATCCCAGAATGAACCAATAGTGTATCTAACTCCACTGGTTATAAGAGTTACTTCGTGCATGTTATTAAATCCACCGTCAAATGCAGCAAGCATTCCAACTTTAGGCTGTAGACTTATATCTTGATCTGGGAACTGCAACATTCCACCTTCAAAGTCATCGTTCAAATATAAAAAGGCTGCATATCTGCTTCTTGTAAAGGCACCAGAATGACCATGCTCGTCTGTGTTATCAGAATGCTTTCTTGCATATGCTCCTGGCTCCCACTTTTGTGTGTGATATCCAATTTGAGAAATTACCTTTGGATCAAGGTCATGAACACTAGCGACAGCATTAATAATGCCTTGTTTCATTTGTGAGAATATATCACTTGGTAATCCTTCATTTTCTACATGCTCATCATTGTCTTGTGGTAAGACTGAAGAATAAGACTCATAGAAAGATATAGGCATCCATGTAATCAATCCAAGTTCTGCATGCTTGTCTAAGACTTTTACAAGTTTAGAAGCAGTCTCTGCATCAATAAAGTTTTCATAAACAATTATGTCTTTAGTTATTCTCTTTTTGTTTTCTAGATTCATTTTATCCTTCTTTCTTTGTCAGCACTAAATTTGTTTGGATTTTCATCTCTAAATTTTTGCATAATCTCTTCTTGCATTTCTTTCCACTTTTCTTTACCAAACTTTTCTTCATTCTCAAACCATTCTGGATCTCCAATAGAATACTTTGTCCAATACATTCTTGAAAGATACTTTGAGTTATTCTTTGCAGGCATAACCCCATGAAGATATATAGAGTTTTCAGACATTAAGAGATCTGGATGTCCTGATGGAAAAACAAGAAGGTCTCCAGCCTCTGGCTTATACATGTATGCTTCGCCATTTGCTATAAAATCAATCTCTCCGCCTTCATAGTCATCATTAAAATATGTTAGAGCAGTAATTCCAAACTTGTGTCCTGGGGTTGTTATTGGCTCTCTTATATAGTCAGTGTGATATGTCATTGCCAGACTATCTTCTATGTCTGTCTTGTATCTTGCTATAGATGGTCCAGTATATTCCCATTCTCTAATAGGGTTTCCTCTTTCATCTTTAATATCTGGGATCATTCTGTCTTCATTAAAATCAACATTATTTTTTGTAATGTAATCTTTTGTTGCTATCATAAAATTATTAAGAATTTCTAAAAGAACTTGCTTGTGTTCTTCTTGCTTTTCTGTTGCTGTTTTAACTTCTTTAACACTTTCTATTTTTAAATTATCGCTGTGGTTTCTAAATATTGGATTGATATACTCGCCAAACCTAGACCATGCTGACCAAGGGCTAAACAGTCCATCTTCTTCTCCTTGTGACTCTTTTAAAAGACTGTAGGTCTTATCAATATCTTTAAAAAGACCTTTGTACACAAAAATCTTTGGATATATTTCAATTACTTTCATAGAATCTGTCATGGCTTTCTATCTCCTGTATGCTCTGTAATCTCCCAGAAGAATGGGCATGTATATCTAATACCACTTTTAATCTCTGTTACTCCGTGAATATAATTCATATCCCCTGGAAAAAAATAAGCAGCACCCTTCTTTGGCTTAAACTGAACACCCTGATTTGGAAAGTATAACTCTCCGCCTTCATAGTCTTCGTTTAAATAGAAAAGGCTTGAAAGGTCGTAATTTGGAAAATCATTTGGAAGTCCTGCATCTGGACCTTCATGCAGTTCTTTGTCTGCGTGAGGCTTCTGAAACTGCCCTGGAAGCCATCTAACGATAGTTGTTCCAGTAGGAGTAACCTTTACCTTATAAAACTCTTCGACGATTGGCTTTAGTCTTTCAAACAGTCCTGCAATTATTGGTGCAATTGATGGATCGTTTTTATCTAATGTAGGACTAGTTGCAACCCTATCTTTCCAGTAGTCTGAATCATAAACGACTGTTCCATTTTCATTTACATGGCTTTCAGTAACATCCCAAATCGTCAATGACTTTGCAGCCTTTTCTAAAAACTCTATTTCTTGTTCTGTCATAAAGTTTTCTAACTCAACGATCATTTCTTTGCCATCACCGAACCAGCCAGAAGGCGTGATTGATGGTTTTCTTTGTACTACCTTATATTCGTCCATGTTCATATTGTATCACCATTCATATTATTTTTAACTGAAAGTTTTAATGCTTTTACTTCATGAGAGCCTAGACTTTCTCCCTTTTCATTAACAGCATCTCTATACCAGTCTGTCCATTGTCCAGATTTATTAACTTCTTGTGCTGCTTCCCCATAGGCCCTATTTGCATTTTCTTTTGATCTGTCTTCATCCTTATACTCAACAAGTTCTATGGTTGTATTATTTAGATTTGTTAGAGATATCGGAACAATAGTTGCTATTGGAGTTCCTGCTTTTATGACCACTCTTTGATTTGCTTTTCTTGCTTTAATTGCTAATGGAAGTGGATTAGGATAAAAAGATGTGCTAACTAAGTTAGACAAAGTTTCAAAGTCTTCGCTAAAATAATTTACTGGATTAATTGTCCAAATGCTAATGTTGGGATCTGTTCTAAAAACCAAACTAGTGTTTAAACTTATGGAGGCCTGTCCTCTTCCAGCATAAGAGCCTGTCGGACTAAATATTGTTACATGTTGATCTGTTTGATCAGTTATTCCGTCCCACTCAAACTCAATATCTTCTGTGCAAGAAAGGTTCCATCCAATGACATTTGCCTGTGTTACTGGAAAACATCTATATGCATGATTGTCTGAGGTTTCGTCCATCCAATCTCTTTTAATTGACATTGGACTAATCTCAAA